ATCTTTTGTGGTGCAGAAGTGAATGGCACTGTAGCCAACGGTGCGCCATTTCTAGGAGTATTGCTCAAGGGGAGCTCCATTTGGCAAGGGGTTAAAATGTTTTTATCAAGGATTATATCTAACCCCGCGAGGCAGGAGATAACGCCTCATAATATCATTCATACTATAAATTATGTATTAAGAACAGTGTCTGATGTATTTTGACAAGACATCAAACTAATTGAACTATACCACCTGTAAGACTACTAGCCACACTTCCACCCACGGATAGAAGATCGGTAGTGATGCTGGAAGTACCTAGAAGAGTAGACATCCCTGTTCCAATATAAGTTACGCTGGCGTTGTTGATGCTAAAGTCGCAACCCACCATAGTCATATTAGACCCTTGATAAGACATTGTATAAGGATGTCTAGACATGGGCCATGCACCATCCAACTGAACCATCATCTGTTGAAAGCCTGTTGGATCATACAGTGTTATAATAAGGCTTCCCATATACATATTGGGTGTATTGAATGCACCAGTCTTACTTCTTATTAAAAGAGACCACTGCTCCAAGTAATAAGAGATAGAGTAGTTGTAAGGCTCGTAAAAGGTAAGAGAAGCAGGGTTAGCCGTGAACTGCGTAGGATACTGTTGATAAATACCATTTCTATATCTCGAAGCTGCATTAGCGTGATTGAATGAAAAGTTTAACTCTCTTACAAATACATTAGATAGTGCGGAAAGACCTGGAACGTTTACAATATCACACGTCCACATCCAATCGGGTGCTGGATCTAAAAGACCTTCATATTGTGAAAGACTTGGGACACCTCCAATACCTAAGGCTGAGCTTACTAGTCCTACTAGACCCGTAACACTCTCCGTACTTAGTGCGCTTGTTACCGAACCTATAATTCCAGACATATATTATATCCTGTAGAAAAGAAAATTGGAGTAGACAAGAAGATCCCATCTACTCCAATATAATTAATATCTATATCTTACGTTACAGGCGTATTTCCATACAGGACATAATCGAATGAGAAAGTAGCCTGGATCAACATCTGCTGAGTAGTAGTGGTAGAAAGAGAAACAGGCTGCAAATCATCTGGATAGCAACGAAACAACTGAATGGTATCTGCAATTGATCCCGTTGTATCATAAACGTTAATAGTAGGAGTAACTGCGTAACTAGCAATATATCCTTGCGAGTTACCTGTGTTTGTTCCTACAATGTATTCTAGCCACTGTCGAAGTGCAGCAGAGGATGACATGTCTGTAGTTTCAACGAAAGAGATCTGCATCTGGTTCTGCATAAAGTTTTTTCGACCTCTAAAGGTACGATTAACGTTAGCAAGAGGAACCACGAATCTTTCGTTGGACGTACCAGGAATATACACGTCCAAACATTTAATCAATAGGGTTGTAGAAGTATCCCCGAAGGTTGGAATAGATCCAAAGTTGATTGTAAAACGATCAATTGAAAGTACGTCTGGAAGAGACTGCACCTGAGTCTGGGTTAAGGCTGGCATTAAAAGCTCCTATTAATGAAACCAATTAAAAAGTCGGGACAACATATTTTTGCCTCTACTCAAGAAGCTCTTTGCCTTCTTTTTATGGTAGTTCATAGATTTAGTGTGGTGAGCTATGGCCTCTGCGTAGTCCTCTTTGTATGGAGTATCCGCGTCATCCATATGCTCTTGCAGTTCATCAATTTTGTTCTCGTGATGCTCTGCTTCTTCTTTGTGATAAGTCTTCATAGTTTTAAGATGAGTACTTAGTTTCGTAAAATGCTGAGATTTCTTGTGTTTTTTATCGTGAGATCTTTTAGGTTTATGCGACTGAAAAAAGGACTTATGCGAAGAAGGTTTACTATGAGAAGACCCATGACTTGCTTTATGCCCTGAACCGTGAGCTGCTACAACTGGAATAGAAACTAGTTCCCCGGCAAACATTATATCTACTTTAGGTGTTTCTTTCACGATACACCTTTATAGTTTCGCGGGATTAATTGGCTTAACTTTAGGCTTAGTAGTTTTCTTTGCGGGTAGTAGGGGTTTAGCTGGGGCCTTGGTCGGAGCTTTAGCCGCTGGCTTTGTAGTTCTTACAGTTGTAGGTGGCTTTGCGACTGCTTTCTTAGCTGGTGCTTTAGGTGCAACCTCTTCAGGTTTCTTGAACCTAACCCCTTTAGGTAAAGGCTTAGTAGGTGTAACAGGAGCTGCTTTCTTTATAGGTTTCTTAGCTGGAGCCTCTCCGGGTTTCGCAAATCTAACTCCTTTAGGTAAAGGCTTAGTAGGAGTCTTAGGCTTTGCTGCCGGTGCAGGGGCCTTTCTAGACATGTCCTTACCCCTAGCAAGTTCCTCTGGAGTCTTAAACTTTACTCCTGGTGTCACAGGATTCTTGGGAGGTGTAGCTATAGCAGCCTTTTTAGCTAGGTTATTATGGTTAGCTGCTTTTTCAGTGTGAGTAGCAGCAATGTTTGTAGCCTTCTCTGCTGCCGCTGGTGTGGGGGCTACTTGAGCAGCCTTGTGGGCCAAGTTCGCTTGTTGGACATGATAATCAGACTGTTCTTTGTGCATGTCTGAAGTATCTTTTGGGGAATAGCCAATTCTTGGCACACCTGTATTATGAGCTTTAGACATTGGAGAGTTAGGTCTCGTAGCTGCAAACCAAGACTTAACCTTTGGTGCTAGAGAATGCCATAGTCTAGCTGCATGATGACTAATGCCAGAAGGCTTTTTAGGAGCAGCAGGTTCCTCGGGTTTAGGAGCAGAAGTAGGAACATTCCTCTCAGGAGTAACAGTTGGTGCCTTAGGAATATTCTGCGCAGGTTTCGCAGGAGTAGGTGTGTGCCTCTCAGGAGTTACAATAGGAGCAGGTCTCTTAGGCTTTGGTGGAGGGGCTTCATCATCGTCCTGATGACCTAGATTAGTAGTTCCCTGTGAAGGATGACTAATTAGAGAGTCTTCATGTTCCTCATTGTCAGGTTCATGTTCTGGTTCGGCTCTCTGTCTAGGTGTAGGTTTAGGGATGTTTCCGAATTCATCACGAGAATACGTATGAGGAGCTTGTGCTTTTGGAGCCGTAGGAGTTGGTGCAGCAGGCTTTGAAGCTTTTGGAATACTAGCCTTATTGGGGTTAGTATTCTCAAAGAACCTTGCCATCTTCTGGTGTTTTGCAGCAGCGTTAGCGTGCTTGTCTATCTCTTTACGGATAGACTTTCTTTCACCTCTAGAACCAGAAGCCATATACTGTTGATGCAGACCATTTAGATGACCTTGATGTACATCATTTTGTCTGCCGTGCAGTTCTGCCATGTCCTCATGCGTGGCTCCGGGGAGCGCACGCGAAGAGAACTTGGAATGGAACAATGCAGTAACAGTGGTGCCGTAGTGAGTAGTGGCTACAACTTGCATGTTAAATACCTATTCTTGTTTAAGATTATTAGAAGATACCGTTTGAAATCAACTCGCTGAAGCTTACACTATTCGGTGTAACGATAGCCTTAAGCGCAATAACACGAGCTGGAACAACGGGCACAATATACACAGTCACGTTTAAAATTCCTGCATCAATTGTGTTTGCAGTATTGTTTACAGTATTGCACATTACATAAAAGTTGCTAATGCCCTGCTGATTTAGAATAGGCTGCAAGAAGTTGTTGATAGCCTGAGTAATCAAGAACTCTGTAGCTGGTGTAATGTTGTCGAATACATAGGAATCCAATACTTGAAGGATAGACTGTTCAAGATATAGAAATGTTCTACGAATAGACACATAGGACAACAGTGACATTGGTACGCTTAAGGTTAGAACATCCCAAATAACGTTACCTAGACCACTGCGAGCAGCTTTAATAGTATTGACGTTATAGGAAGCTAGTAGAGTTCTGTCACCCTGATCGTAAGTCGTGTATAGACCCAAAATGTTGCTGAGTACGCCTCGAATGTAACCTGCACCGTTAAACCATACGGCATAGCTCTTATCCGTTAGAGCATACTGACCCGCAATATAACCACTTGGTGGAACGTAGATGATCTGGTTATTTACAGTATCGAGAATCTGAACATCAGGTGTATAGATTGCAGCATAAGAAGAGTTGACACCTAGTGTAGATCCGACATAGTTTGCAGCTGCTGTAGATGGATACTGCATATTCGGTGGCATATCCAAAACTGCAAAGCAATCCTGACGTGTTAACGCAAGAGTAGCCATTGCTTGCTGGACTGCAACGTCAGTATAACCTGCATTGATTAGGATATTAAGGGCATAGGAATCTGTTGACGCGAATTGATTCCAACCATTGATGATATCCGAATCCGTAGGCTGTACACCATCTTGTCCGCCACCCAAGAACACGATTGGAGAAGCATTAGATGCAACCATACCCTTCATAAAGGAAGGCGAAACGTTACCCGCAGGATTAGTAAGACCACCAGCTGCTGTATAAACTACTCGGATATAGTTTGAAGGAGAGAACTGAGTTCCAAGGTTTACAACGTCTTCAATGAACTGTTGATATCCAAAGCCGTTGCTCTGTTGTGCAAAGGAAACCGTGAAGCTCTCTACAGCCGTTGTAGACCCACTGAGGTACACATTCAAATTAAAGTAGTTATAGGTAGAGTTTGCTAAAACTGTAGCTGTAATAACTAGAGATTCTAGTATAGTTGTGTCCATTGCAGTAAAGACTGTATTTCCCACTGTCCAAGTGGCACCATACGCAGGAGCATATAGAATAATTGAAAGCGTAGGAGTAATACCTGTAATGGAATAAATACCACCAGCAATACCACCAAAGGTTGTCGTAACCATGTTGATAAGGTTCTGAGCAGCTATAGCGGCTGTAGTACCAGAAGCTGAAAGGCTAGAAACATGTCCATTGTAATTAATTGAACCCGCAATAACTAATCCATCTTCTGCACTAGTTAGAGTAGTGTTCAAAGTAATCTGAGGAGGCGCTGCGGT